GCACTTCAACTCTAACCTCTTGGGCTAAAGCTTTTACAGCTTGCATCGCCTTTCTGACTCTCGTTCCTGCAGAGTTATTTCCCTCTACAAATTTTGTTACATCTGTTTGACAATCGTTTACACAATTTTGTAAGCTATCAAACAAACTGTCTAGTTTGTTAAAAGACATAATTTTATTTAATTTAATTAATACTTAATTTACTTTTTAACAAAGAACGAAGCGATAAGAACTAGTACAACTAGTCCAGCAAATCCGCCTGTTCCAAATTCATTAACTAAAGCAGTTAAGTTTGCAATGACATCCATTCCAAACAACATACCTCCAGTTAATACTTCCCATAAAATCGTTAATGGTAATAGAGTTAATAATACTCCTGCTAAACCATTAAAGAATCCGTTTAAATAATTAAATACTGTTTCCATAATTTTTATTGTTTTGGTTAATACTAAAATTTAAGTCCTACTCCTAACATTAAATTAGTTGTTTTCATGTTAGTGTCGTATACAACTTTTGGATCAACATAAACTCCCCTGTGGAAAGTAAACATTTTCCCAACACCAAGCATAAGTTTATCTGTGTCCATATTTGGAGCAGAAGCATACGCAAAGAAACCTTTTACAAAGTATCTAGCATGTACATCTAATTCCATTTCAGCAGATGAATCTGCTTGAGACACGTCTAAACCAACCATTAAATTGTCAGTAATAGCGTAGCCAACAGTTGGAGCTACAGACCATTCAGTCCAAGCAACGTTAGCGATGTCACCAGTACCAATGTACCAGTCACCTTTTACATTTTGAGCGTTAACACTTACTGCACATAGTACAGCCAAAGCAAAACTCATTAAAACATTTTTCATATTATTTGTTTTAGTTATAGGCTTGTTATCTCACAAGACCCACCGGCACAAGCCAATTCACCCGATAGATCAGTTTCGTCAGTTTCTTCTGTTACGTTTTCAAGATTTACATCTTGCAACGATTTAGCTAATTGTTCAAACTTCTTTTTAGTTATATCTTCAAAAGGAGCTTGAGTATATGTTCCTCCGTCATAAGGTAAAACTGATAAACCATTATAACAGTCTCTATTTTCCCACATCCATTTACCAGCTTTATCCCATTCATCTGATTTTAAACTTATAGTAGCAGACACGTTGTGGGTATTACTTCCAGTTCTATGACCAGGTGTTACCCATTCGTTTGCTACTTTTTTAACTCTTTTTAATAAGTCAAAAGCAGACTCAGTTCTTAATATAGAACCTTTTGGTGCTGATTGTGGTATTTCAATAACAGCAGTATCATGTGGTCTGAAGTATTCATCTTCAACTAGTTCAGGGTGGTTTTTAACTAGATAATTATATATAGCTTCATTTTTACCTACACGCAGTCTACGAATGTAATAATCGTTATGCCATGCATGTATACCTGAAGATGTACCGAGTACAAGAGATGTTGTTCCTGCAGGTTTAACACACGTTGTACGTGCCGCGTGATTTATACCTATTAATTTTGAAACTCGCTTGTTCTCGCGTTTTACGATACTTGCAGCGGCCTTCATATCCATTTGGAGCACAGCGGCACTCCCGATCCCTGTCATG